ATGAACAAAATTACATACTTTTGGATTACTATTTTAAATACTCTGGAATGGTAGAGGTTAATAGTAAATTAATATCTATGACGCCCTTGTATAGACAAAAAGATATAAATAAAGTAGCTAGAGTCTATAACGATATGAGCAAATACAAATTAAAAGATTACAGAAAGTATGAGTAAAAAGATTCAAGTTCCAGATTATTATGTAGGAGACACACATAGAGAGGGTTACTATCAAGCTAGATATGTAGTAGAAGACTTTAATTGTACTTGGAACATAGGTAATGTTGTTACATATTGCCTTCGCAGTTCTAGAAAGCACGAAAGCCCAATAGAATGTTTACAAAAATCTATAAATCATCTCAAGTTTGAGATAGAGAGATTAGAAAAATTAAATAAAAAATAAAATGAAAAGAGAAATATTTGACAGATATGCTACTGCAATAGCAAATAGGTTTAACTTAACGTTAGATGAGATGTTTGCAAAAAACAAAAGACGCGATTCAGTAGATGCAAGACAAATGCTTTACTTTTTATCAAGAGAGCGCCCTATAAGAATATCATACATACAGAAGTTTATGGAAGAAAATGGACACATAGTAACACATTCTACTATTATACATGGGTACAACAAGGCAAAAGAATCTATTGATAATGATCAAGACTATGCTGAAGTTGTTAATATGATTAAAAATGTATAATTTAGACCAGCTATATTGTCAAGCCATGCAAGGAGAGGCAATGAGAATAGAGCGCAATAGTAATATTAGCTACATAGATGTAGGAATAAAGATAAGCAAGTTTCCAAGTAAAACAGAGATACTAAATTGTTCTAAGAACGGAGATTATTTTCAAGAGCTTACTGAAGAAGAATATCTAATGTTTTTTAACAAGGGATGGTATGTAGGATGTATTACTTTAGCTGTTTCAAATTGTGTAAGAAAGTTAAAGATGATACAAAAAAAAATGCAAGAAGAAGTTAATACAAGAAAAAACGATAAGTATATAAAAAATTTAAAAACAAAACGGGAGTTTGTTATGAATAAATATTCTTATTATACTCAAAAACTAATTAAATTAAATAAAAATGACAAAATTAAAATCAGTAAACATAAAGGGTAAAAACTATGTCGAAGTACATGAAAGGCTTAGATACTTTCGATCTAAATATCCACAATACACTATAGATAGTGATGTAGTAGAAAAAACAGAAGACACAATTCTAATTAAGGCTACTATATTAGATGAAAATGGGAGGCTTATTGCCTCTGGTCTGGCTGAAGAAAGAAGAGGGTCTTCGTTTATCAACAAAACATCTTATGTAGAGAATTGTGAGACATCAGCATGGGGGAGAGCGCTAGGGAACTTTGGAATAGGTTTAGACACATCAGTAGCATCAGCAGATGAAGTAGCTAACGCTATTAAAAACCAAAATAGCGTAATAACAAAACCTACACCTACAAAAATGCAGTTAGTTATTGGCGACGATAATTGGGATAAAGTTTTAAAATACTTTTTTGACAACAAGGCTTTAGGATTAGATAAGTTAGTTAAAAATCTAGAGAGTAAGTATACAATCAAGGCATCTGTAAAAAAGGAGCTATCAAAAAATCTTAAATAATGAGTGCGCCTTATAATTATAATATTCCTGTTCCAAAGGTATCTCTACCAGAGATAAAAGAAAAACTTAAAGACGACAGCTTATATTACGGAGAGTATGGAAAACAATGGCTCTCTAATTCAGATATATATTCTTTGCTTAACAATCCAAAAAACTTTAGAATAAAACAAGAAGAAACTAAGGCAATGCTGGAAGGACGTTTGTTTCATACAGCAATGTTAGAGCCTCATAAGTTAGACGATTTTTTTATAGTAGACGTATCAAGCAGAAACACAAAGGCTTACAAAGAGTACGTTGCAGAGAATAACAAAATGGCTTTACTTAGTCATGAGGCAGAGAATATATTAAATGTTGTAGATGTTATGAAATCTAATATTGCAATGTATGATGAAATATATAAAGAAGGTAATATTTATGAAGTGCCTATGATAAAAATGATAAATGGTAGAAACTGGAAGGGTAAGGCAGATATTATTTGTCATGATAAAATAATAGATTTAAAAACCACATCAGACTTAAGCAAGTTTAAGTATAGCGCCTCAAAGTATAATTACGATAGTCAGGCATTTATTTATCAAGAATTGTTTGGGTTACCGATGGAGTTTTATGTAATAGACAAAACAACATTACAATTAGCTATCTACAAGCCAAGTGAAGAATTTATTCACAAAGGGTCATTAAAGGTTATAGAGGCAATGGAAGTACATGAAAGGTTTTTTTGTGATGAATTAGATGCAGAGGATATTAATCAGCACATTATTCATGAAATACTTTAAAAAACTACTTTCTTTCTTCTCATGGAAGAGAGAGATATTTACAATAGAAGTTCCAACTAATTGTAAAGATGAACACCATAAGCACAGGCTAATGGTAGACATATTAGAAATTTTGGAACAAGAAATTAAATTACATTAAAAATGGAAGAAAAAATTTATGTAGGGTCAGGAACATCCAAGTTCGACGGCAACTTAGTATCATGTAGCTTATGCTTAAGCGATTTACCTTCAGAACATATATTTGAGTACAATGGGAAAAAATATATAAAATTAAACGTACAAAAGAAAAAAGAGGCAGATCAATATGGAAAAACACATTCAGTATCTGTTGATACATGGAAGCCAGAGGCTAAAAAAGCAGAAAAAGTAGAGGAGGAGAGCAAAGACTTGCCCTTCTAATAACCATAAAGAGAGGGGGGGACACAACGTCCACAAAATAACTTTATTAGATTTTAGTTAATTTTTTTTTCTAACCTCCTCTCTTTTTTAATACAATATAATGGAGATTACAATATTCAAAGACATAAAAAACACATCTCAACCTTTTTACAGAAACGTCGAACTAGTATTGACTAGAATAGAGCAAGGCAATTCAAAAGATATAGTAAAAAAGATAAGAGCAGAAAAAGATAAAGAACAAAGAAACGAATTAAAAAAACAATTACCAGCAGTTTGTTTTAGTGGTAAGTTTACAAAAAGAAATGACGCCTCACTAACTAAACATAGTGGGCTTATTTGTTTAGACTTTGATGGTTACAAAACCAACAAGGAGTTGTTAGAGGAAAAAGAAAAACTATCAAAAAATAAGTTTGTGTTTGCTGTATTTATATCTCCAAGTGGGATGGGATTAAAAGCCTTAGTAAAAATACCCGAGGATGTAGATAATCATAAAAACTACTTTAATTCTTTACATAAATACTTTGAGTCTCCTCATTTTGACACTACATCTAAAAATATATCTAGAGTTTGTTATGAGAGTTATGATCCTTTAATTTTTATAAACTTTACATCAAGCCTTTGGGATAAGGTAGATGCTCCAGAGTTTACTGAGTTTAACAAACATAAAGACAAGCCAACAATTCCTGTTTCAGATGAGAACAAAATAGTAGAAATACTTATGAAGTGGTGGGAAAACAAATATGGATTAAGAGATGGAGAGAGAAACAATAATGTTTATATACTTGCATCTGCATTTAATGACTTTGGAGTACCTAAAAATTTAGCTGAATATGTAATGGGTAATTTTGATAGTAAAGATTTTAAAATGTCTGAAATTAAAAGAACTATTGATTCGGCATACGCTCACATACAAAACTTTGGAACTAAATATTATGAGGACGAAGACAAGGTTAACAAGGTAAAACAACAGCTTAGACGTGGCGTCTCAAAAAAAGAAATCCGATGTCAACTAGAAGACGAAAATATTGATGTCGGAGAGATAGAAAATGTTATTGTTCGTCTAGAAGAAGAGCAGTCTAATTATAAGTTTTGGACAAAAAACGAAAAGGGAGTAATAAAAATAGTACACATACTATTTAAAAACTTTTTAGAAGACAATGGGTTTTATAAGTTTAATCCCGAAGGAAGTAAAAGTTATGTTTTTGTTAGAGTTACTAATAACTTAATAGACCACACATCAGAGAAGGAGATAAAAGATTTTGTTTTAACTTTTCTGCTATCTGTTGATGATTTGTCAGTTTATAATTATTTTGCAGAACATACTAGATATTTTAGAGAGGAATTTTTAACTTTATTAAATTCAATTAATGTATTTTTCATAGCTGATACAAAAGAAACAGCTTATTTGTATTACATGAACTGTGCGGTTAAGATAACAAAGGACGATATAGTATTGATAGACTATTTAGATTTAGGTGGTTATGTATGGAAAGACCATGTTATAGATAGATCTTTTACTTTATGTAAAGTGGGTGTGTGCGATTACAAAACTTTTATATTAAATATTTGTGGAGAAGATCTTAGCAGGGTAAATTCTATGCAGTCAACAATAGGATACCTTTTGCATGGATGGAAAAACCTTTCTTATTGTCCAGCGGTAATACTTAACGATGAAGTTATATCAGACAATCCAGAGGGTGGAACGGGTAAAGGTTTGTTTATGAATGGAATATCTAAAATGAAAAAATGTGTTACA